AAAGCGAATCCTTCCTCCTCGGAGTAAAGATCTGCCTGACGAGGGATCACAGGTTCATTTCTTTGGCGCTACCAACATGCCTCACCCGTCAGACCCTCAGTCAGACAAGAAGGTGCAGATCAACTTCCGCAAGTACGACAACGGCGTAATCACTTTCCAAGTGATGGGTCCATTGGAGCAGGTTGCTATTGGCGAACGCATCAACAAGTTTGGTCAGAAACAGCCCGAGAAGTATTCTTGGATTGACCCTCGTACCGAAGAGATGGTGTTGCGCCGTGCTGATGGCACATACACCGAAAAAGGCCGGGGCATGTACGCTTACTGCATCGGTGAAAAAGGTGGTGGTATCTGGGCCTTGATTGACCGTGACATGCTCAACATTGTCCAGAAGAACGTCACCAATCCGTGGGTCTAATGGAAGATCACAGCGCAATCTTCAGGCAGAAACTATCTGCCCAGGCAGAGACTTGTGCAAGAAAAACGCTTGAGTGGTTACAAAAGGATCTTCAAGGAGATCGTGGACTAACCCCTCAAGACGTTTACTACCTAGCATCTGCTGCTGAACTGCTGTTGACCATGCGTGATGTGTATGGCAAAAAGTGAAGCCAGTGATTACATCCTCCCGATTTACAAAGATCGGGCGTTAAAGCATCTCATTAAGTTGGCTGGTGGCAAGTCTGTTATTAAACACCTTGATTCTGAGCAACTAAAAAAAATGAAGGATGCCCGTGATGTCATTGCCAAGGACATGCAGTACAACACCTTGAAGTGGTTTCGACCCTTCAAGTACCAATCTGAGTTCTTTGAAACTGGTTCTAGCTTTACCCGTAGGGGAATGATTGCAGCTAACCGTGCTGGTAAAACAGTGGCCTCTACTTACGAGGCTGCTTATCACCTGACAGGCAGATACCCCAAGAACTGGAAAGGCAAGGTTTGGGATAAACCCATCATTGCCATGTGTTCTGGTGAATCCTGGGAACAGGTAGCCAAGACACTGCAAAGCAAACTGCTTGGATGTGATGACATCAAGCAATCGTACAAACTAGGAACTGGTTCCATCCCGCTTGAGTGTATTGACGAGAAGTCATACCGGACAGACGGGGCAAACGTCCTATCTATTGAAGTCTGGCATATCTCCGGTGGCAAATCAAAACTGTATTTCTCCAACTACACACAGCAAGTGCGACATCTGCAAGGTTTTGAACTTGACCTTGTTGTCTTGGACGAGCAACCACCAGACGAGATCTTCTCGGAGCTTGTTGTCCGTACCGCACAAAGGAATGGGCAGGTGCTGTGTTCATTCACCCCACTCAAGGGCATGTCAGGACTTGTCCGCAAGTTCTGGGACAAAATAGAAGGTTACACCCATGTACGAGTAACCTGGGACGACATCCCCTTTGAAAACGAGTGGGATGAGAAGTTTTTCAGCCAGCAAGAGCGTGATCAACTGTCCCGAGACTTTATGCCCTGGGAGCGTGATTGCCGAATGAAAGGCATACCCTTGGTTGGCAAAGGTGTGGTGTTCCCAATGCTGAACTGGCCCACCTACAAAGCAATTGATGTTGACCTGAAGAGCAACGACAAGATGGAACGACTGATCTCATTTGACTTGGGCATTAAGAATGACCCAACGGTGATCAGCCTCTTCTTTCGGGATCCCGTGGAAGAAAGCAGCTACCTGCATCGACAAATCAAGGTGGCTCAAGGCGAAACCCCAGATGAATACGTCCATTACCTGATGGACAAAGACACCAAGGGTGTTCCTATCGCCTTGCCCCATGATGCAACCCAAGCAGGACGGTACACATTGACCGAACAATCGGTGCGAGAGGTGTTTGAGGACAACTATGGCCTGAACTGCATTGCAGGTGCTATATTGAACCCAGTGAACGACCAAGGCAAGGTAACCAACCATAAGTCCTACGGAATCAATATAATGCGGCTAGGTATGGAGCGTGGCACATTTAAAATAAATGAGTCTTGCGTAGATTTTTTGGATGAATCAAGAAACTATGCCATTGACGAGGCTGGACGATTTAGTGATCCTGATGACCACATTGACTCGGCTCGAATTGGCATTTTGGCTTTGATTCAGGGTCATGGGGAATCTATGGTTAGCCGAGCAAACGCATTTCAATACCGCCGACCCAACGCCGTTGACGGCAAGGTGCAAAGGATTTAATCATGCTAGACAAACAGTTCTACGTCTACGTACACATGAAAGCAACAGATGATTCTGTGTTTTATGTTGGCAAGGGCTGCAAGTATCGTTACACGACCAAGCAAGGGCGTAATGAATACTGGCATAGAATTGTTAACAAGCATGGTTTTGTTGCGGAAATTGTCAAAGATGGCTTGTCTTTTGAAGAGGCTAATGCTTACGAAATTCAGTTGATCAAAGAATTGCGCGGCCAAGGATGCCAGCTTTGCAATATGACTGATGGCGGCGAAGGATGCTTAGGCGCAAAGAAAACACCCGAGCAAAAAGCCGCAATTAGCTTAAAAAACAAAGGCAAGAAACGTTCTGATGAGGCAAAAGCCAAGATGATTGGCAACAAAAACGCTTTAGGTGCAAAACGGTCTAATGAAACCAGAGCAAAAATGTCTGCTTCAAAAAAAGGCACAAACAATCTCGTGGGTCGTCCTGTATCTGAAGAGACACGAAATAAAATTCAAGAATCTCGGAAAAAGACAGAAGAAGCAAAGCGAAGCATGAAATTGATAATTGAAACCGTCCAACAAGGCAAAGGTGATATTCATGCTTGATCGTCAAAATATTATTGTTGAGTACATCGAAGCACCTGCTGGCAACAAAGGGATTGTTTTTCAAGTAGCTCATGAAGTCTATCTAAAAATGGTGGATTATTTGCGATTAACGCAAGCAAAAAACACCTTTAACCGTCTTTCTGATTACCACTACCTGAACATTGCTGTTAGCAACTCCACTGAGCCAATCAGGGGGATTGATTACATCCACCCTGTGGTCACTCCCGGTGTTGATTACGCTACAGCCATCATCACAAAATGCCTGATGCCTAACGGCAAGGTAAATTTTGAGTTTGAGCGTTTTAGTGAGATGGACAGTGAGCAAGCCAATCAGGCTACCGAGATGGTCAAGTACATGATCAACTCCAAGAATGATTCTTACGCATGTATTCGTGATTGGGCTCAAGATTCCCTGCTCCACAAGAACGGTATTGTGATGGTGTCACCAGTGCGTGAACCCATTACCCAATACAAAGAAGTGGAAGGCACAAAAGACCAACTGCGTGTGTTTGAGACTATGGCTGCTGAAAAGGGCCTGACAGTTAAGCGTCAGAACATGCGTAAGATTGACGTAAACCTTGAAGGCGTGATGCAGGAGATGATGACTCCTGATGACGAGCCGGGGACGATGCAAGAAGAGGTCAACGATGCCATCTTGGCAAACACAATCTACCGTGCCAAGTACAAGATGACAGGATTCTCGACATCTGTCCGAATCAAGCATGTTGCCCAGCATTACTTTGTGTGCAACCCCACAATCCCCAACATTCAAGATCAAGACTTCCTTGGGTTTTATGACCCAATGACCATTCATGAGTGCAAAGCCCAATTCCCCTATGTTGACGTTGAAAAGCTTGCTGAACATGCTGCCTACGGTCCTGCTGGTGCTTATCAAGCAGGTGCATTGGAAAACGATCTTGCTTTGCATGCTCGTGATTCCACTCCTGTTCCAGGTCAAGGCGTAATTGCTTCTGCTGGTGCTGACAGGTACAGCCGAGTCATCATGCTGACCACCGCATGGATTCGCAAGGACGTAGACGGTGATGGTGAAGAAGAAATCGTTGAGGTTTGCTTTTCAGGCTCGTATGTGCTGTACGTCAAAGAGGTGGACTTCATTCCTTTGGCGGCAATGTGCCCCAAGCCCATCACAGGCAACTTCTTTGGCTACTCTTTGGCAGAGCGTTTGGTTCCTATGCAGGAATACGCTACATCGATTGCCCGTGCTGAGATGGCTTTTGCCATGCAAGCCTCGACTCCTCGTATTGGCGTTAACCCAGAGTTCATTGATGCCGAAGAGATCCAGCGTGGTGTATCTGCCATGTTCATCTTGGACCGCAAGTTTGATGCTACCAAGCACATCTATGAGTTTGGAGCCATGCAGGGTAATTTGGCCTACGTTCAGTCTTCTATGCAGCGTTTCGAGGCTGACAAGATGGCAATGATCGGCATGACAAGCCCAAGCGATGTACTGAACCCTGAAGTGATGAAGGACGGCAACTCTGGTTTCAAATTGCAACTGGCTATGGGTCCAAACCAGTTGATCCAGGACGAAATGGTCAAGAACTGCGCCATTGGTCTGCGTGACATGATCTACATTGTCTGGAAAACCCTGATCCAGTACTCTGACGACTACAACATTCAGCAGTTAGCTGGTGTTTGCGGCAAAGGCAAGCCATTCATGGATGCCATCTCAATGGACAACTATGAATTCATTGACCGCAAGCTGATTAACATCGATTTGGCCTTGGGTTTCTTGTCTGACGAGAACCGTTTGACTCGCCAACAGTTAATCGGACAAGCACAGCAGCAGTTTGGTCAAGCCATGATGGCTTTGGACCCAAGTGTTCCTGAGTTGTTCTCTAAGATTCGCCGTCCATACGAGGATACCTTGCGTGTCCTTGGAGTTAAAGACGTTGACGCTTATTTGCCAACCTTGGAAGAAGCCGCTAAGATTATTCAAGCACAAGCAGCCAAAGGACCAAGTGCCGAACAGCAAGAAACTCAATCTAAGACTGATCTGAACAAGGCCAAGACAGACGAGACTATTGCCAATACATTGTTCACGCAGAAGAAAGCTGAAGACATTGATACTGACAACATGTTCGAAGCTTTGGCAGCAAA